CACGCCGAGCGAAAGAGCGTGGCGCAGTTCCGAAAGGCGCAGCAGTGAAGTCGCAGAAACCGAGCGGCATGTCTGGAATGATCAAGCGAGCGAAACCGCAGATGGACAAGCGTGGTGGGATCATGGGTCAAGCACAGGCAGCTGTGAACTCAGGAAATCTCTCACCGAAGGCAACAGGGAAACCTGCGTCACGTGGTGGAGTGATGTCACGTGCAAAGTCAGCGATACAAAACCGCAAAGCAAGTCTCGCACCGTCGAGAGGGTCAGGTGGACTGGCTAATGCTATGCAACAGGCACAGACGAAGGTACGTGACACGGCACCGTCGAGAGGTGCTGGGATGTTGGGTCAGGTTGCACAACAGGCACGTGGCAAGATGCAAGCTGTTGCTGGGAACACAGGCGCGACTGTTAAGGCACGTGGTGGTGGTCTTGGTCAATTAGCTGGTGGTGGTGGTGGCAGAGCCGGACCAACGGCACCGAGTAGCGCAGGTGGTCGAGGTCCATTCGGTGGTGGTCGCGGCAGCATGGCAGCAGCGAGACCCGATGGCGGCGGCAAGGTGCATAAACCAAAGATCAGTAAGGCTGGTGCAGAGTACCGATCAGGTGCGCGACTACATACCAAGCGTACTGGCAAAAGCAAGGTGAAATGACATGGGACGAGATTCAGCAGCAAGCACCAAGGTTAGTTACGGTGACGAAGATGACGAAGAGCCTGTACTAAATCAAATTGTGAAAGCAGGTCTCAAGTTCTATGCAACGAAAGAGATCGCAGGTGAGTTCGGTGATGCTCTTAGCCATGATCACGGTGACGGTGGTGCTACGAAAGTGGATGGTGGTGGCAAGGTCCACCAACCAAAGGTCAGCGGTTGCAAAGTAGAGTGGCGTGCAGGCTCGCGTATCCACGCGAAGCGCACCGGCAAAACAAAGGTGAAATGACATGAGCAGGAACAAGCAGCGGGATGGCAATCTAAATCACTCGGAGTACACCATCATCGACGGACATGGTGGCATGAAGAGAAACATGGGCGCAGGTGCGAAGATCAAGCCGAAAGACACGAAGGCAGGTATCGACGCGAAGGGTGCGCTTGAAGCGAACAAGGGCAAGAAGGACGAAGCACCACAGCACAAACCAGAGGTGGACACCAGCGACATGGAAGGCAAGGGCGGCTGGGATAAGATTGGTCAGGCTGGTGCTGACATGGTGGGCGAATACCAGAAGCGCAAGAAAGCATCAGCAGAATGACACCAGAGGAAGAGCAAGAGCAGCGCGACAAGCTCAAGCGGTTGAAAGAGAGGCAGGACGCTGGTGAGGCTGAGCCTGAAGACGATGAGTGAAGAAGCCACGCTGTACGAGATCAAACTCGAACCTGACGTTGACACTGTTCACTATCTGGGCGACTTACTGGAGCGTGCCAAGGCTGGTGAGATTCAGGGCTTCGCGATCGTCATCGCAAAGAGCAAGGGATGTACTGCTAACGGCTGGGTAGGCATTGATGTCAACCCAATGTCGGTCATCGGTGAGATCGAAGCGATGAAAGTGGACATGATCAGATCGAAGGTCGAGCAGCGATACGACTGTTGCGGTTCTATCACCGACTGATATAAACTTCACACCAAGCGGCATCACTATAGGGAGCGCCGTTCGAGTTCAGTGAGAGGCTGACCTTAGTCCCTGCCACAGGTGGCGACTCTGCAATCAGGGGCAGCACGTAGCTGCCCTGTCTGTATGGGGCGTACGTGGCATATTCTGGACAATCAAAGATCGCATTCGACCACGGCTTTAGAGATGCCTTGTATGGTCGCGATCGCAATAATCCCTACGACATAAACACAGTCGGCAAGAGCTGCTGTGCCTACGATGAAGGCTATGCACTGGGGCTGATCTCAGAGCAACCACCACGTGGTCCGAAAGGTGCATCGATGCTCACCGGGGCAGGTCCACCATCTCGTGGACTCGGTGTTGTGCCAGACGTGTACATCGACTGCGACAGTGGTGCGATTTATAAGAAGACAGGCAGCAACTTATGGGCATACCAAGGTCCGGGTACTGGTTGATGTCTGCTCTCGCGCAAGAGTTCGATCCCCACGTAGCGGTACAGCAATGGACGTACATGCAAGCGATGGAGATGCGCAACGACCTGCGTAAGTTCGTAGCTGATGCGTGGCACATTGTCGAGCCGGGTAAAGAGTTCAAGACTGGTTGGCACATCGATGCCATCTGCGATCACCTGACGTACGTTTCACTGGGCGACATCGATGATCTGTGCATCAACATCCCACCACGACATACGAAGTCCACCATGGTCGCTGTCATGTGGCCTGCGTGGGAATGGGTATGGCAACCATCGACGCAGTGGCTGTTCGCAACGTACGCGAATGCACTGACGATTCGTGACTCGGTGAAGTGCAGGCGACTCATCCAGTCACCGTGGTATCAGGATCACTTCGGCATGGAGTATCAGCTGTCGCATGACTTGAACCAGAAGGGAAGATTCGACAACGATCACAACGGCTATCGACTGGCAACGTCAGTCGGTGGTACGGCAACGGGTGAAGGTGGCGACAGGATTGTCGTTGACGATGCCCACAACATGAAAGAGATCAACTCCGACACCATCCGCACAGGCGTGATCGAATGGTGGAGAGATGTCATGTCAACACGTGGCAATGATCCTAAAAACTTAGGTCGTGTGATTATCGCTCAGCGTGGTCACCATCAGGACTTGCCGGGACACGTTCTCGCAAGTGGAACTTGGGTTCACCTCAACTTGCCGGGGTATTTTGTGCCCTCTCATCGTTGTGTGACTAAAGCGAAAAAAGAGTCGAAGCGCGTTGTGCCTGCGAGTCCTGATACCTTTACTTTTGGAGACCACATCGAGCCACTGCACCTTGATCAGGTGTTGTTCGTTGACCCGCGTAACGATGAGAACGATCTGTTGCAGGAAGGTCGCTTTGGTCGGACAGAGATGCGTAAGCTGTCCATGGAACTGACTGAGCGTGGCTTCGAGTCACAGATTCAGCAGAACCCAAGTGCTAAGGGCGGCAACATCATGAAGGAACACCACTGGCGCGAGTGGGAAGATGAAGTGCTGCCGAACATTCAGATGGTCATCCAGAGCTACGACACGGCATTCGAAGAAGATGAAGAGGCTGACTTCAGTGCCCGGACCACGTGGGGTGTGTTCGAATACGAAGAGCGATTGAATCCGAAGCTACCGTGGACGGCGAAGTACAAAGGACAGACACGACTGTGCTTGATCTTACTGGAGCGCATGAACAAACGAATGGAGTTCCCTGAGCTGCGCGAGAACGCGATGAATGCAGCAGCCCTGTGGAAACCCGACAAGGTGCTGATCGAGAAGAAGGCATCTGGACATTCTCTGGCGCAGGAACTGCGGCGTGCTGGGTTGCCTGTTGCACGCATCAAGGTACGTGACTCGAAGTTTGTTCGGGCACATGCCGCATCTCTTGTTCTGGAGCGTGGTTGTATCTTCTACGTGAAGCGCAACTGGGCGCAGGAAGTGATCACCCAGTGCGGAAACTTCCCGGCTGATGATCACGATGACATGGTTGATACTTGCACACAGGCAATGCTTTGGCTGAGGAAGAAGTGGAGTGCTGACTTCCTTGATGATGATGATGATAACGACGATCTGATGCGCCACGTGAACGAACCTGTTCGCACGTATGGTGGGGTTAGAGGGGCATAGTAATGGCGAGACCGAGAGATGAAATGGAACTGAAGGGTCTGACTGATCCTGACGTTGGACGCTCACCAGAAATGCCAGCGCTTGAGGATGAAGGATTCTCTGGCAATGTTGGCGGCGCACAGGTAACGCGACGTGGCAACAGTGCAACGGTGGACTTCAATCCCGGCATGAGCAGTGTCTCGCGGGACGACAGCGAAGAGCATTCAGCGAACATCATGCACGACCTGTCACAGACAGAGCTTGCAAACATGGCGAACTTGGTGTGCGAGTGGGTCGAGGTTGATCTTCTGTCACGCAAAGACTGGGAGCAGCGCATGGAACAAGCCATGGAGCTGCTGGGGCTGAACAACGTGCCTCTGGAAGAGCTGCCATTCGATGGAGCGAGTGCTGTCACGTACCCACTGATCGGTGAAGCTGTCGTGCAGTTCCAAGCACGTGCCATCGAAGAGATATTTCCATCAGAGGGACCAGTCAAGACCAAGGTCGTGGGTAAAGTAACTCGCGAGATTGAAGAGCAGGCAGAGCGCATCAAGAATCACATGAACTACCAGATTCTCGATCAGGATCGATCGTACTTCTGGCAGGTTGACTCAATGCTGTTCTACTTACCGCTGGCTGGTTCGGCATTCAAGAAGACGTACTACGACAATGTTGCTGAGATGGTGGTGTCACGCTACATCCAGTCACCGGATTTCATCGTGCCGTACATAGCGACTGACCTTGCATCCGCACCACGCTACACGCATCGCATGTTCAAGAACGAAACGGAGATGATGAAGCTGTTCGAGTCAGGCTTCTGGGACGAGATTCCGTTGTTGCAGACGACACCGTACGCAACTGACACGATGGACGACAGTGAACGTCACGATCGTGATCAGGCTGACTCGCGCAGTGCTGAGACGCACGCTGATGACGCAGTGTATTGCGTGTACGAATGTCACTGCGACCTGTCACTGGATGACGATCAAGAGCGCTATGGTCGGAAGGCACCGCTACCGTACATCGTGACGGTCGAGAAAGACTCACGTGAGGTGATGTCGATCCGTCGCAACTGGAAGGAAGATGACCAGAGGATGCTGAAGCGTCTCTGGTTCACGCATTACAAATACCTGCCGGGTCTGGGCTTCTACGGCTTTGGTCTGTTGCATCTCATCGGCAGCGTGGCAGAAGCTACGTCAGGGACACTACGCGCACTACTTGACTCTGCTGCGTTTGCGAACATGCAGGGTGGCTACGTGTCGAACGACGCGAAGATGAAGCCGGGTGACGAACACATCGAACCGGGCACGTACAAAGAAGTGAACATGTCAGCTGAAGAGCTGAAGAATGCGTTCTACACACCACCATTCAAAGACCCATCACCAGCACTGGCTAAGCTGTTCGAAGTCCTGTTGCAGGCAGGCAAGTCATTCAGCGGTGCAACTGAGGTGCTGACTGGTGAGGCATCGAACACTGGTCCGGTAGGTACGACAATCGCCCTAATAGAGCAAGGGTCAAAGCCCTTCTCGGCAATCCATCGGCGCTTACACATGGCTGCTGCCGAAGAGTTCAAGCTCCGTGCTGAACTTAACTATGAGTTCTTGCCGGACCAGTACCCGTACAAAGTGGAAGATGCTGAAGCGGTCGTGATGCGTGATGACTATGACGGTCGCGTCGATGTCATTCCCATCAGTGACCCGAACATCTTCTCCAGTACGCAGCG